AACAATACCATACACATAACAAGGTCATCATGATATCCCTCGTCTGCTTCCCACGCCTGTTTCTTTTGTACAAACGTGGTAAGTTCTTGGAAGATATTAAAGTCATTGAACAATAACTTGTCTTCTTCAATAATTGCTTTTAGATTAGCACAACCAATTTTCTTTACGGTTACACTCATCTTAACACCTAATTGTGTTTTTGATCCTGAGAATCCTTGCCCCACGACTTGACCTGCTCGCCCACGCATAGCACACATAAGAATGTTAGGATATTCAAGATCGTAATTAAGAGTAGCAGCGATAGAGTCTCCAATGTCGTTTACCTCAACTAAAATGTACGGACTATTATATTCTTTTGCGACCTGAAAAATTACCGAGGGAAACAGTACAGGCTTAATCTCATTATTTCTGTATTTCGCAACGATCTGATACGGCATACTGGTGATATCAAACACGATGAAAGCAGAATAGTCGCCACCGATTCCTCGGGCAACGTCAACAGTAATGATATATTCGTGATCTTTTTCTGCTCTCGTAAAAACGTCAAGTCCTGCATTGCTACTAATTGGGTCAGTGAAAGGGATAGTTTGGAGTTTCGATGGACTGATTAATGTATCAGCAGATCCAAGGAAGTCGCATTCAAACTCCTGTGCGAACTGTCTCTTAGAAGTGTTCTTTATAGTTTCTTCTTTCCATTTTGCATCTCTACCTGGAACTTGAGACCAGTGTACTTCGTTTGTAACATAGTTATTTTTACCACGTCTAGCATCTTCCCACATCTTATAGAAGTGGTTCATACCATTTGGCGTAGATATAACAATTACTTTAGTTGACCTACCAGAAGTAATAGTAGGATAAACCGAGGCAAAGAATTGTTCTGCGACGTGGTTAGGGACGAATGCAAACTCGTCAAGGAATAGAATGTTAAAGGACATACCTCTAACTGCACTAGCAGAGGTAGAAGCAGCCAATATTTTAGATCCGTTTTCGAGTTCGACATTACCCTTATTCCATACTAAAATTCCATGTTGCATCCATTTTGGTAGGTTCTCATATGCAAGTTGTAACCTACCTAATAGTTCTCTAGCAGTAGATGCTTTGTTTGCTAGGATACCTATATTTACACTATCATAAAATATAGCGTAATATAAAAGGTATGCAACCACAGTCGTAGACTTACCAGTCTGTCGTGGTAGTTTTGCTATATTGAATCTATTATTATGAAAGTCTCTTAGAATGTCTTTTTGAAAATCATACATGTTGAAAGGCACTAGACCCTCATCAAGAGAAATGATTTTTATATAATTGGTAGCAAAATATATTGGGTCTTGCTTACACTTGACCCATTCATTTATTTGTTTCTTTGTAAATTGAATCTGGGTACCCGCTTTCTTTAGATTCGGATTACCTAGATATATTTCATTTTGAGACACAACAAATACTAGTTCAATATTATTATTTAGATAGCATAGGGAAAGAAGAACTCATCCATCATAAGATTAGCATTATCCTCACCAAAATTACTAGACATGTATCCTAAGATAGGATCTAGTTTTTTCATGTAAGTATCAAAGTCTTGATAAAAACTTATGTCTTCTCCAGTAGGTTTTGCTTTATCAATCATCTTACGATAGGTTTCAAGATATAGTCTAAACTCAGGTAGATAGTAATCAACTTCATCAAAGGTGCAATACCTTACAAAAATATTCTCTGAAAAATGGTTTCCCATTTCAAAGAACCGATACTCTTTCTCTGCCTTAGGTAAACCATCTACAGAGAACACATGTTTTTCTACTGGATGTTGAAAATCAAATACTATGATAACTTTCTTTTGAAAGAACCCCATGAGATCCATACCAAAACAGGGAAGGTTATGTCCTGTCTTGGGATAGATTACATTGTTATAGATACTTGATTTATCATTTTGAATATCTACTCGTCTTGATTTTATAAAATGTGGAGCAGTAAAAATATCTGCTGTTAGAGTAAGATCGTTCTTACCTTTCCATTCACACCAGCGTGAATCAAATTTAAACTCAGGGAAAACATCATCAAGAACTTTTTTATAGTTAACCCAGAGATCAACTGTGTTTATCATCATAAGTTAGTATAGCATATATTACAAAACTCACTGCTACTACGAGAATGAATACCATAATATTTACGCTATGTACTACGGTCATTTTTGTTGTAATTTCTGTACTGCTGTTGATGCTTGTATTGCAGGTACGTCATTCAATCCATTTACATCGAACCAAGGAGCATTTTCCCAATCAAATCCTTCTCCAAATGTATTGTCTGCCTGTTGTACATACCAATGACATTGAGCATCAGGAACATCTACTGCACATACTGCCCAATCATCTGTCCACTGTGGAACCTGTACATACAATACTGGTATATCAGCACGAGCAACCGTAGGCAATCCTATTAGGATTCCCCATACTAAAGTTAAAAGAAACCCTATGGTAACCAACCTACGTCTCATTTTTTATTAACCTCTCTGTAGTCGAGTTGAGCAGCAATCGCCATTCCTACTGTGTAGAGAGCATAACCACCACCAAATATAATAAAGAGTTCAATCATTTTTTAAAAACTCCTAGTTTTGCTAAAACGTAAACTCCTAAGATTGTCCAGAAGACTACTTCTAATCCAACATTATTCATAATAGTTATTCTCCTAACGTATGTATAACGGGTTTTTCTGTCTTCAGTATATTATACAGCTCCATGTTCTCAGCTGTGGACACTGGATAAAACTCAGCAGAAGGATCAAACCCATCATACCTGTGTGCTTGATTGATTACTATAGATCCATTCTCTCCTGATACTGATCTATGAAATGTACCACGAGGTATTACCAATGCACCACTATGTACATTGAGGTGTACAATATGATATGGATATTTCCAACTTCTATTAACTAATTCAAAAGTTCTTTCACCTGATATTACTCTGTTGCAATCGTCTTGAAAACTATGAATATAAAACTGTTTACCTCCTACACAATCTGGTGGAGGTGATACTGCAGGACCTGTGTGTACTACTAGGTCACTAGCGTTTGATTCTTCTACAGATATATCATAGAAGATAACATCATCAGTTTCACGAAACACACGGTGTCTCTTGAAATTTATATCACCCATTATGAATCAAAATACTTTTGTAAAACTGAAATACGTTCTTCTTCTTTAGAAATTAAATCAACCTGATCAATAATTGCAGCAAGAACATCAGGATGCTCTCCAATACCTACAGGATTTTTTAAATAGATCTCGATATTGAGTCTTGCTTTTTCAATGTTGCCTTCAGAACTTGCCTTAAGGGCTTTTAAAATTTCGTTTCTCATAGTATTTAATTATTAATCGAAGTCTATACCAACTTCGTCTTGTACATCCCTGTCTAGATCAGGGAGATGTGTTTCCACCCAATGTTCTTTATTGTCTATGCCTGCCGCTTCGACATATCTCATAATGTGTTGATCAATTTGTTTATAAAGATCATGAAGGTTTAAATCCATTCTAACATCATGAGCAATCTCTGATACCTGTTTTTCTGTAAGGCAGTGATCAGGATGCAATAGATCACAACAAGGGATTCTTTTTTCAATCAACTCATTAAGGTTGATATTGATTTCGTAGTCTTGATGTACAGTCATTTTCTTACTATTAGGGTATCTTCTTCGTCATCATCGTCTTCAGATCTGAAAACTAATAACTCAGTTCCATTTTCAACTTCAGACATCTCTGGGTGTATACCTTTACGAGATGGTCTGTCTACATATTTTTCCATGCGACTAAAAACAAATCCCATGGATCTCCACATAAAAGCAAATGTTCCACCTGCAACAGCAGCAAAACAAATGAAATATATGAAGACAGTTGTATCGTTCATTTTAACAACTCAATAGCATTTAGGAGTTCTTGAGAATGATGTAACTCATCGTCTTTAATCTCCTGTATTCTAGCATCTTCTGGGTGAGACTGCAAATATTTGTCATATGTTTCTGCTGCATGACATTCTACTTCATATGAGAGATGGTATGCAGAGCGAGGAGCAATCCAGTAATATGCTACATTGACCCAGTAATATAAGAGGACAAGGTGTCTTGCAAAAAAACGATCTACCCAATAGGCATTACCGCCTTTACTCTCCATGTATTCTAGATGTTCTGTTTCATTTACTGATTGATCGAAATGCTCTTTCATTAAGTAAAGGTGCTCAGGACCTCGTAGTCCCATGCTCTCACGTAAATGAAGGACACTCAAAAAAGCAAAATAGGGTGCTCGAGCAATTTCCTCTAACACCCAAAATCTTTGAAAGTCTCTTCCTTTATATAGAAAGTCAATGATAGCAACCGTTATGTTTAACGTGATTTCATTGAATCTAATCATCTCAGTTCATTAACTTTTTCTACTATCTTATCTATAATGTCTATATCAATTCCCATGAATGGTGGTATTACACCAAGCAAACGTAGTGTTCCATCTAAGAATAATGCTAGACAAGTAAATCCTAATATCATACTAATAACGGTAGCATCTCTATTGTGCTTCTTCATTGACTCCTCATCAATGCGTCTTGCTTCTTCTAGAGTTTCTTTGAGTAATTGTTCTACTTCGTCTTTAGTATAAAAACTACCTAATCCAGGAAGTCTCATAAAAGGTTTGATACCAGAGAATCCTTGAAACACACCTTTTTCAAAAGGTTTTATATCTGAAAATGGAAAGTTACTAATCATCGTGATCATCCCATGGGTCTGTTAAATTTTTATTCGCAAAAAATCCTTTGTAAATTCCAAACGCTGCTAACAATACAGTGATAACTGCTATTGAAATTCCTAAGGTAAAGTTAGGATCAGCATTGTAATGTGGAATTATTGCGTTGCACTTAGTCCATGTCCCAGGTAGGGTATAGACTGGTGGGCAACTTGCTAGAATCATCATTAGATAAGTTTTGATCATGGTAAGTTATCAGTTTATGAATCAAATCATCATACTGTTCCCACATCCATTCACTACCTGTTTGGTCTTGGTAAGTCCTACAAGCAGTTATTAGACGTAGTATATCATTAGTGTTAAGACGCATTCAATTCAAAACTTTCTTTAATTATAGTAAACCGTACACAAATTGTCAAATACGTCAGCAATTCCAAGCACGAAGCGACTTATTAATCCTTGAATCTGGATCGCTTGCGGTCTTTTTAGAAGTTAATTTCTTTTTCATACCCTTCATTCTCGCACAAAAGCTCGCTCTACGAGGGTTCCCAACTTTTTTTGTAGGTGCCTTAAGGTCGCTTCCTGGATTTTCTCTCTCGTAGCTTTTACGTCCTTTTTCATTTAAACCCCCAGACTTATTTTTACCTGCTTTTTTAGTCCATGCAGCTTCAGTTAGGTTTTTAATATCTGAGTATGACTTCATGAGAACAGAGTATTTTAATTATTTAGCATTTAACTTGGTTAAATTTCTTTGAAATATATGATCTTCATAACCCCCATTCATACCTTCCCATTCTTTATAAGGACATTTATGTAAATTCATTGCTGCACATACACGTCTACCTTCTGTTGGTTTAACTCGATGATCTAAAATTCCAGGAAACATTACAAGCATTCCTTCTTCTGGTTGTACATCTAATCTATCCTCAAAACGTAAAGGTGATGCGTTTTCTTCAACCTCTATGTAATAAACTCCTGCCCAATCTGCTGGATAGTGCCCATGTTTTCTAGCATGATTTCCTTTACTGTATTCCGCAACCCAAAAGTTATCAACCAGAAATGGAATTTGTAAATCATTCTGGTAGTAACTAGATAATTTTTTTGCTACTTCTAAAGAAAAATTAAGAAGTTCTTCTACAATAGGTTCTGGACATTCTATATGCATATCAAAACTACTTCTCCAATCTGTTACCAAATTAGACATTTTAGTTCCAATATACTTATGTCTATGCCTTTTAATATATTCTTTTAGTTCCTCATTAACTCTCTGATAATCAGGAATTGTAGTTGTAAATACAGGGCAAGGTTTATCTACTTTTTGAACTTTAATTGGTTGTTTTCCTGGGTTATCCAGATTGCGACTCACGTTTCTAATAAAAGGTGGTTTGTTCACCGTTTGCCTCCACCCATTTCTTTGAGCATTTTTTGTAGTTCGGTTGTGCTACCAACAAACATTGCATTGTTAGTAACATTCTTAGGACCTTTTGCTTCTTCATCAAGGTCTTTCATTTTCTTATGAAGGTCTTGTAATTTTTCAGTCATGTCTGCAACATGCTTCATTGCCGCTACAGCAACTTCGTATGCTCTAGGGTGCCCACTTTCCTGTGCTACCTCTAATGCTCCTTGTACTGCCTCCTGACCTTGTTCTATCAAAGAGTACAATTCTCCACGAGTATATTCATAATCTTTTACTTGATCATCTTTATCACCTTTAGGTTTACTAGGTTTACTAGGTTTTATTTCTGTAGACTCAACTTCAATGTCGAGCATATCTTCCATGTTTTCTTCTAGACTACTCATAAGATATCAAATCCACTATTGAACCCGAAGTCATCATCAGGTGTTACTAGTATATCATCATTTGCATCAACTTGTCCATCTTGGTTCTTATCTGTTTTTGCTTTTGGAGAGTATGTTAGTTGTGCAGCTCTGCGACTAACTGCCTGATCTCCAATAGTTTCAATAACTTTTGCAGTTCTGATAATATCTGCCTTACTGTAAGGACCGTATAGATATGTCTTCGCAGAAAATTGTAATGTATAAACTACAAGTCTTCTGTTTAAGAAACTCTCATCCCACTCATCTTCTAGGTTTATAGAGTTAAGTGTGATAGCAACATCTCTTTTCTCATCCATGTCTGGAATCATCTTTAGTGTAATATTAAAAGATGGTTGAAAGAAAGGAAGGATTTGTTCTAAGATTTGTAAACCTGTGTCTTGATCTTTTGATAAAATACCTAACTCAAAGTTTACTGTATATGGTACAGGAAGGTATTGTACTCTTACTTCACTACCACTATCTGCAACAACGTTTTTGTATTTTTGGACAGGACTAGTTTTCCTAGTAGAATCATATGAGATACCAGTCATCTCAAAATACATTCTAGGCATTGTGATTGCTACCTTCTGTGTGGAAGGGTTCTCAAACAATCTGTATAAAAACTTTTGCTTTGGTCCATACGCCAGAGCTACCTTTTCCGTCTCAATAACCTGACCTGTCTCTGGATCTCTTGTCTTTACATCAATATTATTAAAGAGTGTTCCAAAACCGATTACTGTTCTTCGGATGGTTTCGTTATAAAAATGTGATCCTAACATCAGAAACTACCTGTAAAATTACCAAACTCACCAAAAGGATTTTTTTCAGAGAAATCAATTATATCATCTGCTCCGTCTTCAATTGCTTTATTAGCATCATACTCAGAGTTAGAGTTATCTATTGAACTGAACGATCCTAATGTATATAGCGCACCAGAAACAGTACCATTTATAAGGTCACCATCACGGAAATCTCCAGACTTATTCATCAACTCTAAAGTTAAATTACTACCATTCCATCCACCAACTTCACCAATACTATCTGTAGCAAGGTCATACATCCTTGCTCTTTGTCCACTAGTATCTGTGTTTGTGTATGCATTAATACAATATCTGTTATTAGCAGCATCGTAATAGAAATGACCTTTAGTTGTCGTTGCAGTCGTTCCATTATATGTGTAACGATACCTTAGTCTTTCATCTTCAAAATACCAATAGAAATACTTGACTAAAGTTGTAGTTGCAAATACAGGATCAAATGATCCACTGTGATCCACATAAATTTTACCTGTTCCATCTGAAGTCCAAGATCTATTACCGCCTTGATCATTATAGTTTCCTGCTACAATGTGCTCTCTCGCAATAAAATCTTTAGCAGTTTGTGGACCATCTATTGTAATTGTAGGCGCAGTTGTATATCCACTACCAGCATTTGTAATAGTAATAGCATTTACAACACCATTGTAGATAGTTGTTGTAGCAGTTGCAGGTATATCTCCTCCAGCAACGTCGGGTGGTTGTGATATTGTTATATTGGGAGCAGTCATATAACCAGAACCACCAGTACCTATAACAATATTATTTACTGAACCTTGATCAATTGTACTAGTAGCAGTAGCAGTTGATTGTAAATTGCTGAGATTCAATGTAGTCATTACAGAGTGATCTAATTCAATAGCGTCAATCTCAGCAATACCAGTATCAAACTCATCATCACCCTGCTCGTATATCTCAGCAGTGAGTGTATAGAAGTAAAGATCTCCTAATGGATAAAATGGTACCTCTCTTTCTACAAACTTAATTTCATATGCGTTACCAGTCAGAGGATAGTAAATTAAATCTCCTTCATTAGGTCTCTGTGAGATAGTAAGATTTAAAGCAGGAACTAAAGACTGCTCCCATCTCCTTCTAGACATGACGAATTGAATCTCATCACTAATTCTTACACCAAACTTACTAACAAAATCCACAGGAGATCCAAATCCCTC